GAAGCGCGATCAGCAGAGGCGCGAATTTTAGCAACCACTTCATCAATAACGTCTAATGCTTTAAGTAATCCTTCAAGAATATGAACTCTAGCTTTCGCTTTCTCTAAGTCATACTCTGTAGCCTTAACTAATACGTTCTCTTGATGCTCAACATAGAACTTTACTAAGTCTAGCATAGAGCAAAGTTTAGGAGTGCCATTAACTATGAAGTTCATATTATAAGATAAAGTGGTTTGTAGATCAGTGGTTGCAAATAGTGTATTGACTGCGGCAACAGGGTCAATTCCGCCTTTAACCTTGAAGATTAGTTTATTATTACCAAGCTGACTAAAGTCATCAAAATCATCAATAAGTTCACTCAACTTATCAATATTCTTCTCTATTTGCTCCTTAATCTTTTTACGGTAGGTTCTATAGGGAATAGAGGTGAAGGTAATGGTTTGACCGTCAATAGTATAGTTACCACGAATCTTGAGAGAAACCTTCGACTTACCAGTTTTATATGCTTCTCTAACATCCTTCTTGTTAATCACTGTGCATTCGATCGGAAAATCTGGTCCAGGCATTTCTTCAAGTAGCTCATCGATCGTAAGAGCGCCCTGCCGCAAATATCGTAAGATAGCATTGCAGGCTTCAGTGAGGTTGTTTGGCGCACTATTATGACTCATAGAAATTCCGATCGCTTGGCGGCCATTACAGATCGCATTAGGGAATAGACTAGGCAAGACAACAGGTTCCATGAATTCATTGTTATAAGTCTCCTTAAGAGGAACAACATTTTTCTTAAAGTCATTCATCATAAGGTCTGTATACACAGAAGGCTTGCCCTCAGTATAACGACTAGCTGCTTCCATACCATTCTCTTCTTGCGAACCAAGATTTCCTTTACCTTGAATTAAAGGATAACGCATGAGATAGGGTTGAGCCATCTTACAATATGAACCATAACAAGCTGCATCACCATGGAAGTAAGAGGTTTGAAGAGTAGCGCCAATAATACCGTTGCTCTTTTTTGTCTTACTCTTGTTATTCATCTTGAGGTAGTCTTCCATGGTCCAAAGGATTTTTCTTTGACCACTAAGAAGACCATCTTCTGCGGTAGGAATCGCACGATCGGTAAGAACTTCTGCACTATAGGTTAGGAAATTATCTCGCGCTTCTTCGCAAATATCTATTTCGGTAATTAAATTTTCTTTCTCCATATATTCCTCCTGTTAGTCAAACTCAAACCCAAGTGTTGTAGCGTTATCGTAAATATATTGCTTACGAGGTTCAACCGCTTGGCCCATTAAGATTTCAAGAAGCTCATCTGCTTTTTTCGCATCGCTAACCGTAATGCGCTTAAAACGTTGATGTTCGAAGCATACAGCATGAAGTTCGGCGGCATCAAGCTCGCCTAATCCTTTCGCTCGGGTAACTTCATAGCCACTCTTATGCGAGGTTCGATACTCCTCCATTTCTTCCTCAGTAAAAAAATATAGATCTTCTTTCTTCGTATGAACAATATAAAGAGGTGTTACTGCTCGATAGAGTTTACCTGCTTCAACAAGAGGTCGCATATATGTGAAGAAGAAGGTAGTTAGAAGTAATTCAATGCTTGCTCCATCGCTATCAGCATCGCTTGTAATTACGATCTTATCAAAATCCATCTTTGAAACATCAAACCCATCTCCAAATCCTGCACCAATCACACGAATAATATCGCTCATTTCCTGGTTCGCTAGGATCTTTTCGACGGATTGTTTGCGAGGACTGATCGTTTTGCCCCGCAGCTGATAGATGGCATCTGTTTGCGGGTTCCGCGCTTCGATCGCTGAACCGGCAGCTGACTCACCCTCAACAAGCAAGAGGTTGCGATCTTTAGGGTTCTTATTTCCGCAATCAGTGAACTTTTGGCTAATAGCCATTTTAGCTTTTAGTCCTTCGCCTTTCTTAGGCTTTAATCCACGTGCGGCATCCCTCGCTTTACGCGCTGCTTCTCTTGCTTTTCGAGCGCTAAGAGCCTTGTCTACAATCTGCTTAATTTCTTTCTCGTTAGAGGTTAACCAAAACTGAAATTGTTCACTAAGCACGCTTGTAAAAGGCTTCATATCAATCTTGACTACACGACTTTTTGTTTGCGCATCGTAAGCTACTCCAGGGGAAGTGATATTAAATACCACATACATACCTTCACCAACATCCTCGCCGGAGAGATTCTCATCCTTATCTTTTAACCACCCTTTTTCTCGAAAGAACTTGTTGAACTCTCTCGTTAAAAGGGTTTTAATCTGCGTAATATGCGGACCTGCTTCTGTTAAACCAGTATTTACATATGGGACAATTGTTAGGCTATATGCTTTTGTATAAGTTAGAACTAAGTCTAACTTATTCTTACCATCTTCAAAATTAGTTGAGAAACGATTTTTTAGAAGTTCGTTCCCCGCAGTCGCTTCGTCCACTAAGTCATGAAGACCATTTTGAGCATGATAGGTGGTTTTTTCACCTTTGTTGTCGAAGTCAATAGTTAGACCTGGACAAAGACATACAAGCACTTTAAAGAGTTTTGTTAGAGCGTTGATATCGGGCTCTACATGATCGAAAAACTCTTCCGAAGGGAGCCATTCAACGCACGTGCCAGTAGGAACGTCAATCTTAGTATAAGAGCGTTTTTCAAAGACGCCTTCTTTAAACTTGACGTGCTCCATATATCCGTCACGATAACTCATAACCTCACACCAGTGTGAAAGGTAGTTAGTGAGTTTACTACCTATACCATTAAGACCTAGAGCCGTTCCCTCATATACGCCAGAATCAGAATACTTTCCGCTTGTATTCATAACCGAAAAGGAGGCTTCAAGGATCGACTTACCGTCATCCCGCATACTATAAACAAACCCTTGACCATAGTCGCGCACTCTTACAGCATTATCATCATTAATCGAAACTTCAATCTTCGAACCATGACCAAGCTTTGCTTCATCAATAGCGTTGCTTACGATTTCGATAACGAGCTGTGTAGAATACTCTGTACTACCTGCATAGACACCAGGACGCAAGCGCGTAAATTCCAAGGGCGAAAGTGATTCGATACTTTTATCATCATATAAAGTTTTATCAACCAAGTTTTAATGCCTCCTTACCAAAACAAATTACAATCATAACAGTACCAATGGCATCCCTAATAGGGGTTTTCTCGATATGCAATATTTATAGACATACACTGTGGGCAATATATATATCTTTTATACTTACTTCTATTAAGCAAGGTTTAATACCTCCTCAGTTAATGGAGTAAAACTCCAAAGAAAACCTTTAGAAGTTTTCTTTTTGCCAGAACATACTCGACTAATACAACTTCTATCCACTCCTACAGCTGTAGATGCTGCAGCTATTGATGGATAAATATTTATTAGTTCACCAGTTAAAGAATATTGATAAACTTTTTTTCTACATTTTTTTAATGCTCGTTCTTGTGCTTCATCACTACTAAATGTTGGCTCTTGAATTCTTAAAATTGTTCTAATTGCTTCTTTAGAACATTGTAATTCATTTGCTATATCGGTTAGTGTCATAGTTCCTTGATTCCATAAATTTCGTACTTTATTTCTATCAATTTTAATAGATCCTTCTCCACCAAAAGTCATATTATAACCATTCGGAATCATACAATTATAATAGGATATCCAGAATTTTTCTCGTTCTTCTAGAATAGAATCGTCTATTGCATCAATGACTTCAACAGAAAAATTATTTTTTCCATATTTTCTAATAGCTTTATGAAGCACAAAATTATACCCCTTACAGGTTGGAGTTTTTGCTTCATAAATATGCTAACTCCAACGAGTGGATAAATCTACAGTTGTTTTACCTATATATATTTTATTATTTTGTAAATTTATAATTCGATAAATCAAGCCCATATTGCAATACCTCCTTTGAAGTTATTTTACCTGTTGCCAACCAGTCTGCGATTGTATTTCCAGCAATTCCAGCGTGACCAGCTACTTTTCGCAACTCGATTTTATAACCCTTAGACACTAAGTGATCGTACTTTTGAACAAGATCAAGATTTTCGACGGGTTTACCTTTTGGTCTTACCCAGCCATTCTTTTTCCAGTTCCACATCCAAGTATTGAAAGTATTGACCGCGTAAGCGGAATCACTGTATACAACTGGATTTAAGTCTCCATACGCAGCGAGCGCCCATAAGATAGCCGACATTTCCATCCTATTGTTTGTAGTTTGATCCTCTCTAGCGGCAAATGCATTAATAACTTTGTCGTCTTTGGTAATCACCGCACCCCATCCTCCAGGACCAGGATTCATGCGACAACTACCATCAGTAAAAATTTCAATCATTTTTTTTTACCTGCTTTTTATTTTATATTAGTATAATATCATATTTTTAAAGAAAAATCAAGCTACAGATAGAAAGAGCTTGGTAGATTATACCAAGCTCATTACTTTAGGATTTAATTTTCTCATCAATAATTTGAGATAGATAGTTTCTAAAGTCGATTAATCGCTCTGTCTCCATCTCTTCTAATCTCATAATGTCTTCAGGAAATGCAATTATTTTATGGGTAGGGAAAGTTTCTTTAAGGACGTCAAATATATACCCTACTTCATCAGCTGGAACCTCGTCCTGTTTAAAACGTAATGCAATTATTGCATCAGGTGGAAAATTGTAATATTCTTCTCTCATATTGCCCCTCAAAATCTATAAGTCTTGTTTTGCTATTATACATTTCTGGCAGCGTCCCTGCTTCGTAGTCGTCTTTTATCTCTTTATACAATAAATAACATTGTTCATAAGTCAACGTACTATCATTATTATTTGCACATAACTCCTGCATCATGTAATCTATAAAGTGCCAAACAACAGGGTGCATGATTACTACTTTACGTTTCGTTATCCACCAGTCGAGCTCTCCTTTCCAAGAGAAGTTTTCTTTATTATATGCCTTCCCCGCACCAATAAAGTCGCATAACATCTCGAGGCAATCATCAAAAGGCATGAGAATGGGAGTGATACCCTTTTCGAAGTTATCTACCCAATATTCCCAGTGATGACGATTTCTACCGCGATGATGAAACCATGCCATAGAATAACCCTTGTCATCCTTGCAGCTGTCGATTGGACTGCGGGAGCCCGAGTAGTAGCGCACACTTTCAAGAAATTCAGTGGGAGAGAACTTAGATAGATCGTGTTTTAGACCACGGAAAGGAATACCGGCTTTCCAACACGCTTTAAAGACTTCTTTCTTATGGGCGCATATCAGTTTAAAGTGTTTAATTGCTGTTTTCATTTAACCTTCCTCTTATGTCACTATATCCTTTACTCTCAAGATTCCGTAAGCACTCTTCTAAGTACGTATCATCATGCTCTGAGTAGATATAGACCTCGGTTTCCGCGAGTTTCTTATTAATTTCCTCCACATCTATCTCATTGTCTACTCTTGCTGGAAGCTCTTTACCTTGATAGTGAATATCGCACCACGCCATATCAGGATGGTAGCCTCTATTCAACATCTCTTCCATGACACGCATATGGTACGCCCATAGCCACTCTTTAGGATGAGTAAAGACGTAATCAACTGTTGCGTGTTTGCGACCCCATCCTTTACCACGCAATGCGGCGCATTCGCGATGTTGACTGAGCAAATGTTGGCGAGAAAGATAGGGAATTAACGCTTCATGCCATAACCTCATAAGTTTAATTTCCTCCATGGCTCATATTTAGTATCTTGGTTCGCTTTTTGGTAAGTTATTTCACCATATTCTTTTAATATTTGATCAGTTGTGCATACGTAATCAGGCGCAGGGAAGACACAAAGATCAATATCTGGCTCGCAGACTTGATAATATAAATCCTTTGTTAGCTATTGTACTTTAATATAGGCTGCAAGGGCATCATCTGATTCAATCCAGAAATATTTTACATTAAAAGCGTCTTGTGGGCTGTTGCGATATCTTACGACGCACTTGTATAAGTTCATGGTAACCTCCAATCTATACCACTCTCGCCCATCTCCTCAAGATAATTATTAGCAAGAGTGAAAGGTTTACTACCCAGAAAAGCCGGGGCTGTTTTTGTTGCTCTACTAGCACTAAAGGGGCTGGGGTGACTAGAGAAAAGACAAACTTTCTTCTTCTCATTCATTAGTCTCTCCCATCCAGTGTCAGAGGGGAAAAACTTATAAACAATATTATGAGCATCTTTACCCCAAGCAATAAAAACAATAGGTTGAGGAAGTTCAGAGCATACTCTAAAGACCTCGGAAGTGAAAGTCTTCCATCCCCAATCAGCGTGACTATTGGCCAATCCAGCTTGTACGGTTAAGGTAGTGTTAAGTAGTAGAACTCCTTGTTCAGCCCATGGAGTTAAGTCACTAGTAGTAGGTTTTGCACATCCAATATCATCACATAATTCTTTAAAGATATTGCGGAGACTCGGTTGTATGGGTCTACCGTTCGTGATTGAAAACGCCAGTCCATTGGCTTGACCGGGCGTATGATATGGATCCTGACCAATTATACAGACTTTCACCCTGTCAGGAGAAGTAAGTTCGAGCGCTCGAAAAATTTGATCTTGCGGCGGGCAGATAGTAACCCCATTATTTCGCTCGCTGAGCGCCCTTTCCGCAAGGTCTTTTCCGAGTTGGAAGATTTCTGGATCCATTAACTCAGACCATTTCATTTATATCCTCCTTACTTATTTATAATATAATTATATAATAAATAATAGAAAAAGAAAAACCTCTCGTAAGAACAAACTTACGAGAGGTTTAAATTAAATTGGTCCGAACGGATCTAGTTCATCCGATTCTTCGGCGGGGCCTGCCGCAGGCATCTAGTTTTGAAGTTGAGCCATAACGGTCTCATATTTAATACCGTTCTTGGTGTTTTCTTTTTTGCTCTTGTTATAATAAAATCCCTGGCTTACTCCATATGTTGCCCAAGCGAGGCTTGGAATAACAGATAACCATGGGAGAGATCCGGTGAAACCTAACAACACACATACGAAAGCAAGAACGATATAAGATAAGGTAATTACCCAAATGAGTACAGACTCCTATATAAGTAATACCTTAGAAAATTCGTTCTTTTTCTTTCTTTTGTTGTTACGTTTAAGCTTACTTAGATTCATCATAGCGATGGAATAGCGCGGCCACTTCTCCGCGTGTTACAAACTTTTTAGGCATTAGGTTGTCACTATTTTCGCTACTGCCTTTCATAAGCCCTTTAGATTTAGCCCAGGTCATATCTTCTTTCTCCCAATCGGCAGGTTTTTTAGCTTGCTGCATTAGGTATTGATCCATTAACTCAGTGAATTTTTCGAGAGTCATATCTTCGTCCTCCTCTTGTTTAGTGGGGGCGTTAACTTTAACAGTATAATTCAAATGAATCCAACCTGCTCCAGTATAACCCCAGTTAGATGCAGAAATTTTGGTAATATGTACCACTTCTCCATTTGTATACTTGCCAACTTTATTATAATTAGTTCCAGCTCCATTACGAATATTTAAAAATCCATCGTCACTATTAATTTTGACATAGTAATCAGTAGTTTTAATATCTTCGGTTTTAGGAGCGGTGCCAGGGTTAGTAATAACCCAATAGTATTTAACTTGCTTTTTGAAGATGCTATAATCACCTTGTGTTCTAGCTAGTTTGGTGCTAGCAGGGTCATTAATATAAACAGTATTCCCAGAAATCTTCCATACTACAATATAGTGGCCCGAAGAAGTCCATGTCCCTTTACCCATACAAGCTATAACTAGATCGCCACGATCCACTGCAGCTTTTGCTTGAGCATGGAGAGGTGAGGTAGAATTACCATAGATATTAGTAGAACTTAACCAAGTACATTTTAATCCATAGCGTTTAAATGCTGGCACAAAGTAAGAGTAATAGGTACCTGATTTGTAGGCTTTATATCCATTTTTTAAGGCCCAGGCACACTCGGTTTTCGGGGTTACATTCTTATCTGCCCAAGTTGCAAGAATCATTGCAGCAGATGTTGGACCACACCCCGATGCGCCAATGGTAGTGGATTCACCTTTAGTTGAATAACTAATATTCTTCCATCGGGGATCTGTCTACCAATAATTAATTGGTTGAATTGCCATTATAAACCTCCTTTTATAATAAAACTGAGGATAAGAAAATTCTTATCCTCAGTTAGTTACTTATTAAGTTATAATACGATCTGCTATTTCCGCTATACGGGAACGATAGATATATTGAAGAGCCACTTCTCCATATATATCTTCTCCGCGAAACACTTTAGAAACAGCTCGCATTCCATTATTACTACCTTCATATACTTTTAAATCAACCTACTGTTTATTATCACCATCAATAATACAGATACAGTTCTCACCGACGCGCTATAAAGCAAGCTTTATTAACGTTTTATCAAGATTCTACGCTTCAGTAATATAGATACCTACATTACCATTAGCATCAAAACCTCTAATGTCGCTCATTGGTAGTAATTCTAATTTACCAGTATCAATAAGACTCTTGACACCATCAATTCCGCCAAATTTACTGCTTAAAAAATTACCTATCTAAGAGTCAAGTAGTTTCTCTAGTCGAGATCCAGGATAGTAGCCCAGTTTAGCTGAATTTGCTGTTGCTACAGTATTACAGAATATGATAATGCGATCTAAAGCACCTCGTTCTACTTCTGCCATTAAGAACGCTAAAGAGATCTAAGACTTGCCACTTCCCGCAGGTCCTTTAACTAAAGTAATTGTATTGTTAGATAAACTATCAAAAAATAGCTTTTGATAAACGTCATATGGTTTTATTTTTCCGAACCAATTTGAATTAAAGTTATCATATTTTAAATAACGGTGGCTTTCACCCGTCCAGCATCTAACATCCACAATTTCATTGGTCGCATCTTTAATAATTAGATATTCACCAACATTTAAGTCAAACCAATTCTTATCGTTCTCTTGATAGAAGTCTGCTAACAAAGTATCTGAAACATTAACCTCTTTATAACCAAAGTAATTATCAACTTCTTCTGTGACGCTCTCTATCATACTATGACCAAAGAATAGATTGGCTATATGCTTTAAACTTAGGTCGTTGGTAACAAAAATAACACTATCAATAGCTTCATTGTTATTGTAATATATTGCATCTGAAAGTATACAGGTATCATTATTTATATCTAAAGACTTGTCCTTAATTACTACCTCGTTATCAAGAGTGTGAATAACAACGATATATTGCTCACTATATTCATCTAATAACCTTAATAACAACCGAGCAGCGTATTTGGTTTCAGGGTCTTTATTATTTGCAGTTTTTATATACTCCAACTCTTTAAAAGTGATAGAAGAAATCACAAATCTATCTTGAGTATTAAATAAAGACTCTCTCGCCATCAAGAGCGAGGAGGTGTCATAAAAACGTATATCACTCATCGAAATCATCCTCTTCTGTGTAAGTATCTGCGGCGAAGCCTATTGCATGAACAGTATCACGCGGCTACGACGCTTCCGCGAGCTTATTAATCTCAATTTGTTTCTGCGCGGTTTTGAGATTAATAGAGGTTTGGATATAGGCAGCTGACGTGCTTATGATTCCACTTAATCCCTCTAACGCGGCGAGACCGATGGTTACAAAGAAGATACTAGGAAGTAAATTTTTAATGGTATCACCTTCTCTAATATTATTAAGAGTGGAGATAATTATTTTAATTATTTTCGTCCTTCTACTTTTCCTACTCTAAACGTCTATGTAGTTTTACAGAGTCTACCATCCTGTCTTGTCCTTCTAAGTAATTATTCAGCTTTCTTTTCTCTTGCTTATAAGCATACCTTAAGTTTTCAAGATTTAGCATAGACTTTATATAGTTTTGATAGACCATTCCGGTGGGATCTATCTTCTCCCAATCACACCCTATTATGGTGGCTAATTCCTTTATCATTCTACCCTTTACTTCATCAATCTTTTTAGCTTCAGCAATAGCGTCTTGAAAGATAGTAAGGCGAGCACGAGATTTAGCAATATTTTTTCCTACCCGCTCCGAGAAAAAACCTTCATCTTCCGGATGAAGAGTGGCTACTCCTTCGTATAGCTTACCATTAAAGTCAATAAGAACTACAACTTCCCCATTGATTTCGCTGACAGCAACAGCTTTAACAGGAGCCTTGTAAATAGCAGATATAATACTCATTCTTCTTGACCTCCTTTATAAATTTCTTAACAGAATTATAGCATATAAAAATTAGAAAAGCAAGTGGAGGAGCTATTTGAAGAAAAATTTTGTAGCGCATATGCGGGCGCGACAACGGCCGTTCTCGGAGACCAGCTGGAAAGAACAAAAGCGCCCTTTATAGGGCGCTTTTAAAGTGATATAAAATTATCCGTAGTAGCCTCCGTCAGGAGGATCTCTCTTATAGTTATATGCGGGAGGGCAGGTTTGAGGCGCTACTAAGCTAGGACCGCCGCAGTCTATTCTAAAGTGAATACACTTATCACACTTTCCTAGCCTATACTCTTCTCTTGTTTGATAGGCCTCATATGGACGGGGGACATTTAACTCTTTTATAGGACTCTATTCATCGAGAAGTTCCTTTACAACAAAATCAGATGTTTCTAATAAAAGGTCTTTTAATTCTAAATCTGCGTAGTGCGTATATGGAATTCTAATGATAGGTAACTTATGTTCGTAACAATATTTATTCTTTTCTAAATCTCTTTGCTGACTTTCTTTCATAGAATGATGTTCTGAACCCCAAGAGTAATCTTGAAAATGTTGTTTTCCATCATATTCTATAATATATTTATTTTCTACAAAGAAATCAAAGCGAAAAGATGTATCTGGAAAAGTTTTTTCTCTCTCAACCCGTAATTGGTTTTTTTGTAGAATTTGTAGAATCTTTTGCTCTCCAAAAGATTTGATACAGCCACAACTTTTAGTATTACCACTTTGTAAAGAATTGCCTCTAACAATTATTTCATTACCGCAATCACATTTACATTTCCAATAAATTTTAACTGAACCATTTGGAGTTTTTTCTGTTTTATCTTTCGCAATAACGGTTAATAGACCAAATTTTTGACCAACTAAATTTTTTAGATTTGATTTACCTAGCATTGCGGCTTTCTCTTTTTGCCAACAACCACAGCTTTTCTTATGGCCAGAACGCAAATCTGATGTTGAAGCAAGAGTAGTCTATCCACAGTCGCATTTACATAGCCAAATTATGGAACCTTTAGCATCTCTTTTGGGGGTTTCTTCTTCTACCAGCAGTTTATAAAATCGCTACCCTTTTAAGTCTATCTTTTTAGGCATATTTTCTACCATCCTTTCTACCATATTTGAATGTTGGGGTGGATAATTTAAAAAATTTTACCCAAAATTATAGAAAACTTTTGCATTCTTCAACCTTGGTGTGCATTTCCTTAATAATGTCATCCAACAAAACCGGTTGACAATTATGAGAATCCATACCACAATGGTATAGGTAAGGTATATCCATATAAAAATTCGTCTTCTGGTGAGTATGACCATAGAGGTTAAGTGTCATTTGCTTTAAAGCTTCTTTTTCCAAATTGCCAGTAAGAGAAGGATAATGAGAAAGATAGAAGTGGTAGCCGTTATGTTTAAGATAAATAGCGTTTTGACATTCCACTACATTTGGCAATAGGTTCTGATACATTTCCCAACGACGATCGGTATCATGATTTCCTCTTACGATATGAAGTTTACCATTTAGTTTTTTAACCCATTCA